GGGCTACTTGGAAAGAGAAAAAGAGCCAATGGACTTTCCCGTCTGGTGCTAGAATTTGGATGACATATCTTGAACAGGAAAAAGACGTTCTAAGATACCAAGGACAAGCATTCACTTATATTGGTTTTGACGAGTTAACACAGTATCCGACACCATATGCTTGGGATTATTTACGTTCGCGCCTTAGAACTGCAGACCCGTCGCTCCCCGTATACATGCGTGGCACGACCAATCCTGGTGGACCAGGACACGGCTGGGTCAAAAAAATGTTCATTGACCCTGCTCCAGCGGGTAAGTCGTTTTGGGCGACAGATATTACGACGGGGGAAACGCTAAGATACCCCAAACAACATGCGAAGTCTGAACAGCCTTTGTTTAAGAGAAGATTTATCCCTGCTAAGTTAATGGATAATCCTTTCTTATACGAGCAGGGAGACTACGAAGCAATGTTGCTGTCTCTACCAGAGACACAACGTAGACAATTATTGGAGGGAAGTTGGGATGTTGCAGAAGGTGCGGCTTTTTCTGAGTTCGATAGGCGATATCACGTTACGGATTCATTTACAATTCCAGACACTTGGAGAAAATTTAGGGCATGCGATTATGGATATTCTTCCTATTCTGCGGTCTTATGGTTCGCAGTTGACCCCGCTACTGAGCAGTTGGTGGTCTACCGTGAAATGTACGTGTCAAAGTATACTGCGAAAGATTTGGCGTTTGCTATCTTGGATGTGGAAAGAAGCGATGGACAAATGTCCTATGGTGTACTCGACAGTTCTTGCTGGCATAAAAGGGGCGATACGGGTCCTTCCTTGGCGGAACAAATGATTTCAGTTGGTTGTCGTTGGCGACCAGCAGACAGAAGTAAAGGAAGTCGTGTTTCAGGTAAGAACGAAATACACAGAAGACTTCAAGTAGATGATGTTACAGAGCAGGCAGGTCTAACTATATTTAATAACTGTACTAACTTGATTGCACAGTTACCTATTATACCTTTAGATAAAAGTAACTCTGAGGATGTAGACACAAAAGCAGAAGACCATTTGTATGATGCTTTGAGATATGGTATAATGACCAGACCAAGGTCTAGGTCTATTTTTGATTATGACCCAGCAGCGATGCCTAGAACATGGAATCCTGCAGATAGAGTATTTGGATATTAAACATGGAAAATGAAAACGAAAACATAGAAGAAATGGTATTTGTTCCTAAGAACCCAAGGGACGAATTAGCTACTTATGTTACAGAAAAATTTACGAGTGCAGAAGAAGCAAGGCTCTATGATGAACAAAGATGGTTAAATTCATATCGTCAATACCGAGGTATCTATAGCTCAGACACACAGTTTACAGAAACTGAGAAGTCTCAAGTATTTATTAAGATAACTAAAACAAAAGTCCTAGCAGCTTACGGTCAAATAATTGACGTTTTATTTGCTGGGCAGAGATTCCCATTAGGAGTTGATGCAACTAGAATACCTGATGGTGTAGATGAAGCAGTAAACTTTGACCCTAAAGAACCAGACAATGCGTTAGATGAATTAAATAATGTATATGGTTTTCCTGGTGATGGGCAAGATTTACCAAAGGGGGCAACCCAAGAAACACTACAGGAGAAGAAATTAGGGGCATATGAAGATGACCTTGAAAGTATAAAAGAAAAACTAAAGTCTGGTTCAGGTTTAACACCTACAGCACAAACATATTATCCAGCACAGAAAGCTGCTAAGAGAATGGAAAAAACTATTCTTGACCAACTAGAGGAATCCAATGCATCTAAGCATCTAAGAACTGTTGCTTTTGAGATGGCATTGTTTGGTACAGGAATACTTAAAGGACCTTTTGCTTTTGATAAAGAAAGAGCTAACTGGGATGAAGAAGGTAACTATTCACCAGAGAGCCAAACTGTACCAAGAGTAGAATCAGTTTCTACATGGAACTTTTACCCTGACTATGATGCAAACAATATGTCAGAGGCAGAATATGTTATTGAAAGACATAAGCTAAGTTATTCAGAATTAAGAAACTTAAAGAAGAGACCTTACTTTGATACTGATGCTGTAGATGAATGTGCCGAGATGGGGTACAACTACACACGTAAATGGTGGGAGAATGATTTAAGAGATAACGAAACTCAATATGATGTAAACAGATTTGAGGTACTAGAGTTCTGGGGTAACATAGACAGAACTATGGCAGAAGATGCGGGACTAGATATACCTAATGACTTCAAAGACGTTGATACTTTACAAGTTAATATATGGGTATGCAATACCAAAATACTTAGATTAGTTGTAAATCCTTTTACACCTAAACGTATTCCATACTGTGCAGCACCATTTGAACTTAATCCTTATAGTTTCTTTGGTGTAGGTTTAGCAGAGAATATGTCTGATACTCAAACACTTATGAATGGCTTTATGAGAATGGCAGTTGATAATGCTGTATTGTCAGGTAACTTAGTTTTTGAGATTGATGAAACTAACTTAGTCCCAGGACAAGACCTACAAGTATATCCAGGAAAAGTATTTAGAAGACAAGGTGGTGCTCCAGGGCAATCATTATTTGGAACTAAATATCCTAACGTAAGCACAGAGAATATGATGATGTTTGATAAAGCTAGGTCACTTGCAGATGATGCAACAGGCATACCATCTTATTCACATGGACAGACTGGTGTTGCAGGTACAGGTAGAACTGCTGCAGGTATCAGCATGCTAATGGGAGCGGCACAATTAAGTATTAAGAGTGTTGTAAAGAACTTAGATGATTATTTACTGCA